TTGATAGACTCCAGTCTGTCAACTGCAGGTGAAGGTGCAGGAGTATTGCAACTTTTTAACATTACAAACACTACTAATGTAGTTACAACAACTGCACTAGCTATCAATATGCGCTTGCTTCTTATTGATTGTTCCATCTTGTGATATGTATTGACTTATTCAATGGTCTTATCTTAACTAGCACACCATCACCTAAGCGGCTATCTCTATCACCACGATCATTGGTGTTGCCTTCAATGGTGCGTACTGAATATTCACTAACCTTATCTACTATTCCTGTGTGACCAATAGCCTTGTACCTGTTTGTGTTGCGCCAATGCTTGTAGGATAGTGTCATGACCAGCACATCACCCGGCTTATAGGATTGATAGAAACGCCCATCGGTATATATTACATCCTTCTTGTTGTAGCACGTAGGCGACCACCCTGTAACCTTAGCCTCAACACCACACTCATGGAATACGGCACGCACAAAGAACGCGCACCATTGATACGTTGGCTTCCATCCTACTTCGCGCATAAGCCGCTCAAAGTAGCGGTCATTAAAGCCCATGTTGTTACCTCCTTTCTCCCTAACACCAACGTGTGCATAGGCTACTAGCCTTACACAATAACCGTCATTAGCGTGCGCAGTATGAATAGGAAGGCAGCAAAGTAAGCAAAGTACAACAGCAGATATAAAGAGATTTTTTGCCATGTAGTTAGTGACGTTTTAAGTTCTTCTTTAATGTCGCGTGAATAGATTTCCCGTTGCAATGAGCGGAAGTTGAAGCGTATGCCCATGAACACAATGAAGTTGGCGAAGACCATGATAAGACCTGCAAGGATTACATACTGGATGTACTCCGTGCTTATTAAAGCATCACCAAAATATTGGTATGATAGCGTACCGCTCACACTAAAAATCAAGAAGGCAATCGGTATAGACCAAAAGCCATCAAATAACTCTAGTTTATAACGTAGCTTCTTGATAGCCTCGTTATTTTGACTTGCTTTTATCTGCTTCTTTGTTGCCATTTGCACGTAGTTTAAGTGAAAGCTCGCGTTCATAACGTCTCAATCTTTCGGTGTATTCTTGTTTTAGTGTCTTCTTATCACTCATGGTATACGGTTAATGATATTGCGACTGTAAGTAGGACGAAAACTTGTGGCCGTGTTGCCCGTACTAAATTGATAGTTGAGCGTATTTGTCACATCTGTGCGCGGTGATCTATCAGGCCATGTTGCAGTTGAGTATTCCGGGAACAAAGCATTGTTAGCGCACAAGTAATCCACTAACAAAGTGGTGTAGTGTTCTGCATTTTGCCTTGCACGGTCAATCATATCCTTCATGACAAGGTCACTTACCGCTACGGTGTCTTCAGATTGACGTTGTACTAACGTGCCATTGTCCATGCGATAGCTAAGGTTAGGCATAAGCTCAACCATCACCCACCATAAAAGCATCTTTTGTATATAGTCTTCTAGTAGTAGCTCATAGTTACCGCTTATCGTGCCCGCTGCAACATCTGCTTTAATCTTGTTAAGCAAATCAGTTCCCAAAAATGGAAGCAGCCACTTGTCCTGCGCAAGATATACGGCAGGATAGATAAGGTTAGGGTCAACACTACCATTAACGGTGGTGTACTTCTTGACAAAGTTTTCTGATATTAATAGTACTTCAGGCATAGTTGTAATTATTGATTAGCAAATCTTGGGTTATCGGGCAGGAATCCTTCGTAAGGCATATTGCGTGGCTCAATAGCTACCTTCGGATTATTACGCACCTTGTATCCTGCTTTTTTTACACGTGCATCCATTGCTTCTTTTAAATCAGGATTGGTCAAGTCCAAACCAAAACCTTTGGCACTTGCAAAAGTCAACTTCCTCCATGTGTGGCCACACGCCCCACCGCCTTTGTACAACCAAATGCTATACTTATCAGCACCACGAGGCCCCCATCCTTCATTTACTATTTGTTTGCCCATCTGCATGATGTCTTCTTTGCGATAAAGCTTGTCCGCTGCTATCATCTTGCGACAAAACTCACGTGAATTCTCGCGTATTTCACCATTGTATTTATAGCGCGTGTAGAACTTTACATCATCAATAGTTTCATCTTGCGTAGACCTTGCGTTAGGTCGTGCCGTGCCTGTGCTAGTAGCGAAGTTGTGCGATTCAATGCTTTCGTTGTCGGCATCATCTGTATCGTAGTCAACATCGTATTCATCAATCAACACCCAGTCTTCGTGTTGGTCTTCACCTAATGCAATCAATGCATCTGCTACTTTGTTATCATCAAAGTCCGCAGCTACTTTTTTTTTTTCGTCACTCATGATGACCTCTTGCGGTTGCAAACTACCGGGCAATACATCCGCAAAGATGGCATCGACTGTAGCCGCTGGCAATGTTGGGAATGCAGCCTGCACAATAGCCTTCGCACTTGTCACAGGAACCGCACCCGCAGCGGATTGCATTACAATGTCAACAAGCGATGTAATCTGCGCACCATTCAAAGCTGTAGCAGCGACATCTGCAGTAGTACCTGTTGCGTCCGCATCGGTTACGACAGATGCCTGTTCTGCTACAAGTGGTGTGTTTGGTATAATCTCAAAAGATACACCCGGCATTTGATTACTCAATAGTTCCGTGATGCTCTTATCGATTAGCGTTTGATATGGCTCAATGACTTGCTTGTTGAATATTTCAAGTCCCGTTGTCATTTCATCTTTGTTACTACCGAAGCCTGATGTTTCGCGTATACCAAAAAGAAGTGGCGTAGTAACACGGTGTGCGGTGATTATCTTTTGCGTTGCGGTTGTATCCATTAATTGGTACTGCTTGTCCGCATCATTAACTGGGAATGGTGTAATCTCAGTCTTTGGTTGATCGCGCTCGTTAAAGAACATTACCACCTTACCTGCATTACGCGCACCACTCATCTTATTCTCCCAGTCCATCATCATTTGCTGCTTCTGTTCGGGCGTTGCTTGGCCGTTGTAGAAGTTGATAATGGTTGAAGGAAATAAACCGTTTGAGATTTGGTTTATATGAAAGATAGAAATCTGCTTATCTAGTTCGATGTAATTAATCGCACTCCAGTAATCAGGTCGTGGATAGACATCGCTGCCTGTATAGGTAAAGCACCAATAGATTTGGCGCGGTTCTTCATTACGTGTAAGGTAGTTATACTTTGGTATGAATTCAGGCGTGTTCTTTTTCTTGCGCGTGTTGCTCCAGTCGTAGCTATGGAATATACCTACTTCGCTATCATCATCTTGGTTGACTGCAATGCGGCATTCTTCAAATGGTATCGGGTTTAGCTTGCTAATCACCGTGCGATCATTAGACCAAATGACTTCAATAAAGAAACCACCAAACAACTTCAAGTCGTGTGCGGCTGCATACGTCAAAGTGTTTACATCGAGTGCGTCAAGTTCCGCTTGATATTGTTCTGACTTGATACCCTTCCCGGCTATCATATCACCAATGGCAACGACAAGGCTACCATGTACAGGTGATTCATGCGCAAGGTCGCGCAGGTATTGTGGGAAGTCGTTTTGGTCACCGTAGTTAACCCAACCTTTGCGGTCTACTTTTTCAGCATCAGACTTAGCTACATATTCACTAAGCTTCAAGCTAACTATATTCGATTCTTTATGCTCCATAGATAATGTCATTTGATATTACTTCGCTAGGTACATCATAGAACTGCTCGTTATCGGTCAACACAACGTAGCCACGTTGTACAACACCCACAACACTACCATTCGTAGGGTTAATATTGCTAGAACTATTTTGTCCATATACCACATAGCGATATCGCCCCGCTAAGGTAAGACCTACGGTCGTTACTGTGAGCTGCGTAATGCGCACATTTTCCAACACTATGGTTGCAACCTGCGCAAGTTCTTCGCCCGTTGTGCTATTCTCTTCGTGTGTGATTATGATAAGATAGTGACTGAACGCAGTAGCGTAGTACTGGCGTGCCTCGTCTAATGAAAGAAAGACGGTTTGATTCGCTGTGTTGGTAGTTAGATAGATCATGCTTATTTATTTAAAAAGGGGCAGCACAAGCACCGCCCCCTTTACACACAATGAATACAAAAACAACAAGACAAAGTCTTAGTAAGCAGGGCTTACAGTAATACTTGGAAAGTTGTCAAATGGTACAGAGGTAAACGGCTCAAGGTGTACAGCAGGTGAAAGTTCTTCAGCAACTGTTGTAACTTGGTAACCCATCAAATCCGCCTTCTGTGCACCTGATTGTACAGTACCTGCAGTAAGCTGTGAGCCTTCGCCCGCACCTACCAACAAGATTTGGTCATCATTGGTACGTACAAATACAATCATTTTAGCCTTTGCTACATTCAAGAATTCGTTACGCATATCTTGGTTGAGCTTACC